GGGTGCGCTCAATCGACAAGAAGGACATGTCCGTACCGCCTTGCGCCAAGGTCAGCGGAATGGTCGTTTCCACGGTGCTCTGGGGCGACGAAACGCGGCCCGAGCGGTAGGTGTAGCGCGGGGGGCGCTTGATGTTGATGGTCGTGCCGGGGCTGTAGCCGCGAGACTGGTTGCCATCGAACTCTTCTTCCCAGCTACGGTTTACACCGGCGCTGAAAGAGAGCATGTTTTCGAGAACGGCCAAGCCTTCTTTGGCAAGGATGGTGCAGGTTGCGAGAGTATTCGCCATGATTTTTCCTAGTCAGAAACGAAAAAACCGCCCGGAGGCGGTTCGTGTGGTGATTGCGTGGGCTAGTACCTAGCGCCTTGCGCTCGTCGGCTTGCGATGTATTCATCCATCGGCAGATCGGCGAGGTTTCCGCTTGATCGGCTTGCGCTGATCGGGCGGGCAGGCTCGGGTGCTTTGCTCACGGGTTTCGGTTGCGGCTTGGCTTTCATCTGCGCTTCAAAGCGTTCGATGCGTCGGCCAAGCTGAGCCGGTGAAAGGCCGTTCAGTTCAGCGGCCAGATCTGGGTTAGTTCCCAAGTGGTGCAACAGCGCTGCGGCGTCGTCCGATTCGAGGATTGCTTCACCAAGCGCGGTTGGCAGGCCCCTTTGGTTGAAGAGCGGGCCGGCTTCTTCGGCGACTGTTTCCAGTGCGCTTCGGAATCCGTCTTTGAACCGCTTTTCACCGTCTTGGGCGATGCTGTTGGCTTTCTCGGTGACGCGTTCCACGGTTGCAATCTCGCGTGCGAGTGCGTGCGGATCAACGTCCTTTGCCTGCTGCTCAGGCTCGCCGCTGATGCGGCCTTCCAATGCCGCTAGCCTTTGCGCGAGCTGCTCGTTTTGAGCGCGCTCCCGGTACAGGTCAGCGGTTCGCTTATCAATGCGGCGTTGCATCGCACGGCGGGCCTTTTCAGCGTCGTCCTCTTTCGAGGCGTCGGCTTTCTGCTCGTCGTCTTGCTTGGCTTCATTGACTTCCGGGGTGACGACTTCCGGGGCGGTTTGCGTCGGCTCAGGCGTGTTTTGCGTCGGTGCCAGTTCGACGGTTTCTGGTTCAGTGCTCATGTCAGCCGGCTACCCCGGTCAGTGGTTGGGAAAGTGCAGGCGTAAAAAAACCGCCTCGGGGGCGGTTCTTCTGCGCTGTTGTTTGGTTCTAGGCGTTAGCTAACAACGCCATCACGAAAGCAATATCTGCCTCTTCGGTCTCTTGGGCGCGGATTGCTTGAATGCGCCTTATCTCTTCGTCTGCGATCTGCGCCGCCAGGGCTTGCGCGGTCGCTGCTTCGATGTACTCAAGCGCTTGCTGATTGGCAGCCTGTGCGCGCTTGATGCGCCGCTGTAGCTGCCGCTCCTTTGCTGCGAGGCCATCGGGAACAGGCTCCGCAACAGGCTGTGCAACGGGCTCCGGTTCTGCGGCCCTGACGATGCCCTGTTCAATGCGCCGGGCTAGCTTCTCTTCCTCGGTTTCCCGCCTGCGCTGGACTTGCGGGAATGGCCGCCTTGTGACGCCGCCTAGTGTCTGCTCTGGCTCTGGCGTAGCCTGCGTATCGAACTGGAGCCACGAAACCCGAACGTCGGCGCTAGGCGCTTGCGTGTCAAAGGCCAGCCATGAAACGCGAACATCGGCGGCTGCTGCGGCTGAATCAAACTGGAGCCACGAAACCTTGACATCAATCGGGGTGCCGCCTGAGTCAAACTCAAGCCACGAGACCTTAACGTCAACGGCTGGTGCGCCTGCTAACCCAAGCAGCAGGGACAAGGATTACTCCCAGCCGTAAACCGGCGTCACGCGATGAACAACGGTTCCCGATGTGCCCACCGTGCCGATGTGGCGCGTGCAGAGTTGCAGAAACTCGCCGGGGTTGATGAAGATAGGCGCATCGCCAAAGTCGCAAAAGGTCTGGGGCTGCGCAACGGTCGTGTTTACTGCCTGCGCGGCGGTTACTTGCTGGACAAACGGCAACGCAATACGTCGCGGCGCTTTCGTTGCTGCGCCTTCGGTTGTGGCTAGTGACACTGCTGTATGTCCGAACGCCAAGAACCATTCAGCGGTGTAGGGGCCGCCAACAATCACGGTCTGAACGTAGCTGTTCAGGTAGATGCCACGCAGCACCAGCCTGCGGCCCGGAATGCTGACCGTTGCAGCCGGCACTTGGTACGACATGATGATGCCGTCCGTGTTAACTGCCAGGGTCACGGTCTCCCAGAACGTGCCGCCAAGCCCCGAGCCAAGAGCTGCGGTAGTGGTCGTCGGAACTGCTGCGGTCACGTTGGCTTCGTTGCCGGTGGTGATCGTGCCGAACCGTGCAGCGGTGCCCATCGCGCCGCCTGATGCGCCTTGGTAGCTGCCGAAAATCCGGTTGCCCTGAGTGCTGATCGTGCTGGTGACGTTGCTCCCGCCCAAGCGCACGTTGTACGCGCCGAGCTTGCCTTGAATCGCGCCGCCTGCTGCGCCAGTCGTCACGCGCTGGTTGAAGAAGAACCGCATCCCTTGAGCCGATGCGATGCGACCTTGCGCGGCAGGCATTGGGATGTTTGCCAAAAGAATCGCGCCGGTTCCGTCATTCACCCAAAGCTGGGCGACCACGCCACCAAGGTAGATGATGAACTGGTACTTCTTGTCGTTTGTGTAGGCCCAAACGCCCGTTCCATTGGCAAGCGGGGCGGCAACTACCGTTTCGGTACTAGCGTTCACCGCGACCAGCTTCAAGCCTGCGCTGTCGAGACGCGCAAACACTCCATCAGTCGGGGCGGCAGCAGAAGGCACATAAGACGCGCCAGCAAAGCCGAACTCAATGAACGTGTTAGTCGTCGGCTGCGCGCTGAATGCTGCCGTAACGTCAGCGCTAAGGGTCTGCGTTCCGGTGTTTGGGAACATGGCCCACGTCGCAATGCCAGCAAACGAGCCAGCCGCAGGCGCTGCGGTGTTGCCGCTGTTGGTGGTGAAGTTGCCAACCGTCCACGTTGATGCAATCGTGCCGGCTGCCGACAAGTGCTTGCCGGTGTCCTGCGCGGTGTAGTTGAAGATGTGGTCATCAAGAATCAGGTCTTGGCTGACGCGCTGGCGAAAGTCCACATCAACCTCTGGCGAGGCAAGCCGCACCACGCCCGTAGCGTCTCCTTCGTCGTTTGCCCCGTAATGCTTCATCCCACCGATTCGCTCGGGGTAGTCGGTCGCATTGGTCTCAGGCTGAACGAGAAGTTGCCCGCCTAGCGCCACCTCTGCAAGATTTGAAGTGCCGCGAATGTTTGCGTCGAGTGCCATAGCTGAAACCTTTGTTAATCAACCCAAACCCAGCGCAACGAGAAGCGCCCGGTTAGTTTTTCGTGTGAGCGTGCATAGATCGTGAAACCCGTTGCCGCTGTTGGGGTGCCGCAGGAAAGCGCCGCGAACGTCAGCAAATAGCGGTGATCGCTTGCCGTGTGGTCTAGGCTTGTGTCGTCGCCCATCACAAAGGCTTCAACCTTGCTCGTTGCCAGAATCGCGGCCTGCCCTGTAACCGTCACGCTGGCTTCATTGCTGCCAGGGTGCGCGCCAAAATCAATCGTTGCCGTTCCGGTTGCGCTCATGTCAGGCGCTTTCCAGAATGACGCTCAGGGCGCCGGAGGTAATGGCTGCAACCTCTCCAGCCGTGAGGGTGAAGGAGTAAAGCGTGTCAGTCGCCGTGAGCACTTGAGTCTGAGATCGCACCGTGGCTCCTGCGGTGTTTTTGAGCCGCACGATGACGCTGTTCCCAGTGCTGGATGACGCTCTGAAACTTACCGTCTGAGTCGCCGAGCCCGGATAGGTTGTGTCGCTCAGGGCTAGCTCACAAGTCGCGCCAAGGGTCGTTGCGACGATGTAATCCGCAGGGTTCGGCGTTACTTCGTCCAGCATGGCGTAAAGCTCAGTGCCGGTGCTTGGAGTCCATCCGCTGTTGCTGGTGTCGCTCGCAGGACGGCCAATCGCAGAGGCTGCATTGACCGTAAGCACTGCCGCCGTGGTCGTGGCCGTGCCGCCTGTGTTGCTGAACACAGCGCGGAACTGGTCTCCGTTGTTGGCAATGCCGCCCGTTACGGTTGTCGTCGGGGCGTAGGTGGCGCTCGTTGCGCCTGAGACTGGAGACCAAGAGCCGCCGCCATTGGTGGAACGCTCCCATTGCACCGTAGGAGTCGGAGTGCCCGTTGCCGATGCGACAAACGAAGCAGCCGCACCCGAGCTAACCGTTTGGCTGTTCGGGTTGGTCGTGATGACAGGCGAGCCAAACTCGCCCACCGCTGCCGTGTAGATCGGCTCGGCTGGGATCTGCGTGACGCCAGCCGAGCCGGGCAACGTGATGTCTGCCGACATGGGCACAACGCGCCCCACTGCCGTATCACCGCCTGCAAACGTCAGCGTGCTCGTTCCAGCCGGGCCGGTTGCTGCAACGCTGGTTGTGATGACGAGATCGTTTGCGCCGCCGCCATAGGCAACGCCAGTGATCGTCATTGCGCTGCCGTTGTCGCTGATCGCCCAAGGCTGCGTGGCGTGGCTCAGTCCGGTCTTCAGCGCCCGGTCAAAGGTAACGGTTAGCTCTGTGCGGGCAAGGTTCCAAACCGCAGAGGACAAGCGAGGGCCGCGACCGCCGCTGCCGCCGTACAATGAGGCTTTGAGCGCAACCCACCAGCGATTTGCCACCGCTTGCAAAGCTGCATCGCTCTGAGGGTGCACGCCATCCGCATAGTCAAGCTCAATCAGGCAAGGGCCGGGCAACACGTTGGCGTTGTCGTTCGTCGCCTCAATGATTGCGCCGCGCAGGTTGTTAAGCGCTGCGACTCGATCGGGCGGGCTGCCGGTGCTTACTTCGCCAAAGATGCCCAAATGCAGCTTCGGAGCGCTGACAACATCAGCGGCCAAGTTTGCTGCGAGCGTGTCGATTGCTGCGTTGTACGTGGCCTTGCTCAGTGTGGTCGCGTTCACCACGGCATTGGGGCCAAGGTGCATCAGCACCCCGCGAACACTGGCAACGGTCGAATTCGTTACTTGTGTGGTGAGCTGGCCGTAACTGCTGTTCGGCTTGGCCCATTGGTTGTTGGAGCCCGCAACGTCAGTTGAGCCAGTGCCGACGCTGATGAACGCAACAGGCACGGACTGATCGTCCATGATGCGACGCGCCAAGATGGGCCAATGCGACCCGATGCTTGTGCCGGTGTCAACCGCGTCATTGCCGATCTTCCAGAGGTTGTCCTGACGGAAGCAAGCCGCATTGATCGAGCCGCCGAAGTTCTGCGCATTGGTGCCGCGCCCTTCGCTGATCGAGTCGCCGCCCACCACGAACACATCGCCAATGCCCACGTTTGCGACCGTGGCAGATTCTGCGATGGTGACCTTCTTGCGCACAGTGAGCGTGCCCATGCCCTGCGCTTGGCCGGTCAGCGTGCCGCTAAATGAGCCTGGGGCAACTGCGGTTGCGATGGTGACGTAAGCGCCACCGTTGAAGCTGGCTTCAATGTCTTCAGTCGAGCCGCTCACCGAGCCGGTGATTTGAATGCTGCCGGTGGTGCCGCTGCGCTGGTGAACCTCAAACGCTGCCGGCGTGGAGATGGTCAGGCTTCCGCCTGCGGGTGCAGCCTTGAAGATGGCAGGAACGCAAACACCCGCAGCGCTGTTCGTCCACGTTGCGAACTGCTGAGAAATCGGTACTTGCGTGGCCGTCGTCTGGATTTTGTAGCCGACGACGGAACCGTAATTCGTGCCGCCGACACCTGAAGTCCACTGGTCAATCGTCCAGCCGTTCGCGCCTGTGACGCCTGTAATGGTCGGGGTCGTAAGGCCCGCACCCATCAAGACAATGCAGTTATCTTCTGGCGGGGTAAACGCTGCGCCGAAGGATGCCGCCGTGCCGCTCGCAATGTCAGTGCCGCCAGGGCTGCTGTAAGCCGCAGTCGTGGCAACGCCGGCCAGGGCATAGACAACGCACGAAGAAACAGTGCTGCCGCCGCCGATGGTGACGGTGTGACTTGCTCCAACAGTGGCGTTCAGGCAGTAGTACCACCGACCCGCCACGGTGTTTGTCCGTGGCGTCTCGGCGGTGTAGGTATTGCCTTGGTTGTCAGTGACCGTTGGCGAGCCGCCATAGGCCAGCCAAACCGCGATGCAGTTGGCTCCGGTCGAGTTAAACGCAGGCGTGGTGCCGCCAGTGCTGCCGGCTACTTTCTGCGTTGCAATTACGGTGATCGGCATTTAGAAGCCCTCGCCGTTCATGCTCATTTCGTCGGGCTCGTCTTCATCGGCAATCTCGCCTTGATACACCGCGCCACTCGGGGCAACGATGCTCATGCGCTTGCGGGACTTGGCGGGCTTGTTCTGAGACAGCGCGGCGGCGATTGCGTCGGCCAGCATCAGCATTTGGTCGGGCTTTTGCTCCGGCTCGGCCTCTGGCTCGGTCAAGTCTTCTTCGACTTCGCCAGATAGCGACAGGGGAACGTCCAACTTCTTCGCCATGAGTTGGATTGCGCCGGCCAGCTCTGCAACGTCCTTCTTCGCATCGGCGTTGATTTCCGCGATGTATCGCTGAGTCTCTTGCTGAGAGTGCGCGATCTGGAGCTTTGTCTCTGCGTCCAATCGCTTCGCGTCCATGCCGGACTTGGCCTCTTGCAAAGCGCCTTGAAGCTGCTCAATCTCTTGCGCGGCCTGCTGCAAGACTTGTTGCACTTGCGGAGGCATTGCGCCTTGCTGGCCTTCGCCTTCTTCCTTGTCCTGTAGCTCAGGAGGAAGCATCTTCTTAAAGCGCTCGCTCAGTTCGTCAGCCCCCGGCCAGTCGAGGTTGCGAACCAAGATATCCGCGCCGGCCATCCAGACTTGCGGGTTAGCTTGGGCAAGCTGCATCATCCCCTCGGCTGCTTCGGCTCGCTTGCTGGTGAAGCTTGGGCCGGTGCTTATCGTTACGTCATAGCGCCCGACAGTCAGGTCATTGAGGACTGCGTAAATCGCGCCTTCCTTGGTGGCTTTCTGCTCCACGTTCGGAGCGTTCACCTCAACCATGTCCATCTTGTCGTCCTCGCCCAAGATACGCACCACTCGCTGGGTGTCATAGATGCGAGGAATCATCTGAACGATGCATCGGCCTGCGTGCTTGATCGTGCGCGCCAGGTTGTCTGCGAAGTGGAAATTAGCGGTGTCGCCTTCGCGCTGGCGTGCGTTGATTGCGCGGCCTGATGTCTCATTGCCCTGAGCCCCTAGGGACGCATCAAAGATGCCTGTTGTGGCCTTGATGTTGTCGCTGGCGTGCATTGCCATCGCCAGAACGCCAGTGGGCACATCGGCCATCTGCTGACGTTGTGGAGCGGGAGCCATCACGCCATCAACCGTGATCGGGTCATATTCAAGGAACGAGAACGAGCGCTGATTCGCTGCTTTCCAGTCCTTCTTGCTGGTATCGAACTGGCCGACTGCCCCGATGAATGGGGCCTTGGGTCGGAGGCTCACCTCTTCGGTGGCGCTCGTCATCCAGAAGTTGTACATCCGCTGCGGGTCGCGGGCAAAGCGCACCATGCCATTGCGACGGATGCGCCCGTTTACTAACTGCTCGTCACCGTAGACAGGGAAGACCGGGATGTAAGAGCAAACAAGCTCGGTTGTCTCCAGCACATCGGCAGCGGTGATCTTGAACCACTGAACCACGCGCTTCTCGCTCTGGCGTTCCTTGACGACAATCGCGCCCTCTGGCACTTGGTCTTTCCAAACGCTGGTGCCGTCTTCCAATCGGCACAGAATCGCAGGCGTGGTCTTGACGCGGTAGTACTCAGCAACGCGCACGGTCTCTTCGCTGATCCAGACTAGCGCCTGATCCCCTGCGCCCGTGGTCAGCGCTGCGGCTGTGTTCGCTTCGGCCTTTGGGTACTGCGCCTTGAACTCAGCGCGGGTCATGATGTCGGAGATGAAAGCGAACCGCGCATCACTTCCGTCAGGCTCGACAGAGAACGGGTCAAAGTACACCGTGAACGGGTTTTGAACGCGCTTGAACTTGATCTCTTGGTCGAAGCTCTCTTCGTCGCAATACTCAGTGATGAGCCGGAAGAATCCGCGCCCGCCGATGGTTGCGTGACTGACCGCCGTGTCATAGGCTGAATCGGCGTTTGAGTTGTACTCGATGTACCGAATCATCCCCTGCTCGACTTCGGCCACTTCCACATCTGCGCCTGAGTCCACTGGATGGACTTTGATGCTTGGCCGGTTCATGCGCTGCTCGTTCACAACTTGGTGCACAAACGCGGGCAGCTTGTTGATCGTGAGGCAGGGCCGGCGTTCGACTTGGCGCAAGTTGCGCATGTCGTCGGGCCATTGCTCGCCAGCCAAGAAGCGGAAGTCTTCCTGCGCCTCGCGTCGGTCGTCAGCCTCGGCAATGACGCACATGGCGAGCCTGTCCCGAGCCTCTTTAAGGAGGTCTGCGGCGGCTTGGCCTTTGAGTGTTTCGGTCATTGATTAGCTGGCCGCACCATGATGCGCGGCGAATCTTGAATGGTTTTGAATCCGTGTCTTGAGTACCAAGACGACAAAGCGGCAAGGTCTAGCGGCTCATCGTCGAAAGGCTCCACCACAACCAACAAGGCCATGTGGTTCAGGTCGGCCTCGGTGATGACCTTGGCAAGCAAAGCAGAAGCGGCGCCATGTCCACGACTTGCAGAGTCCACCAGCACCCCGGAAAGCTCGCGCACCTTGCCGCGCAGATGAGTTGGCACAGCTTGCGAATAGCCCACCTTGAGCTTGGCCGGGCCTTCTTTGCGCATGCCTTGTTTCATCCGAGCCATCCTCCGGCGCTGCCGTATTCGTCGTCAGGTTCTGGGTCAGGCTCGCGCAGCTTCGGAGGCTTCACAAACTCCAGCCCTCGGCCAATCAAGCCCATTACGTCTACAGCGTCGTCATGCTTGCCAGCCGGGAACCGCATCATTTGGCCCACAACGTCAGACTTCCATGCGGCTTGGGCCGGGAAGAACACCTTGCCCATGCTTGCGAGGGCTTGAATGCTTCGCGCCCGGCTCGGCTTGTCTGCAATGCTTGCGACCCACTCCAAACGGCAATGGGCTTTGCGCTCATTCATGCGCCGGAGTAGGAACGGCTCAATGGATCGGCGAATCACGCCAGACTCACCAAACCAGCAAAGCGGCTTGTGCTTAACGATCAAGTCGCACTGCCGCTCGATCCACACATCCGAAGCAGTCTGGCCGCGCCACCAGTCCAACACGTAGACATTGCCCATTGCATCGAGCCCGAAGACTCCATGCTCTGTGTAATCGCCGCCGCCCTCAGTCACCGCGAAGTCACTGGCACCGTAAACGTGCAAAAGCTCGGGGGCTTTGTCGTACTCGCTGAACCATTCAGCCTTGAAGTAGTCCCCAACGTCTGCGGCTGGCTGCTGCTGATAAAGCGCATTCCATGCCCGCATGTCCATCTTTGCCACGTTCACCATGTCATCTGTGAACCACTCGGGCCAAAGACGCTCGCCTGTTGCGCGGCCTAGCGGGTCGTTTGGCAGGGCTTCCATGGCAATCTCTAGCAGCGTCCAGCGGTTGCGCTCACGCTCCAGAATGCGCCCGCCTAGGTCGTCCTCATGCCATCGAGTCATCACGACAATCTGACGAGCGCCAGGCTTCAAGCGGGTCAGGAGGTCGTTCGTGTACCACTCCCAAGCCTTTTGCCTGCTTCGCTCGCTGTCTGCGTCTTCCCGGCTCTTTACCGGGTCGTCAATCACTGCGAGGTCAGCGCGCCGGCCTGTAATCGACCCACCAACACCAGCCGCGAAGTACTCGCCGCCCTTGCTTGTGTCCCATCGGCCCGCGCTGGCTGAGTCCTCTGCAACTGACACGCCAAACACGCGGTCAAACTCTGCGCTGCTGACGATGTTGCGCACCCTGCGGCCAAACCGCTCTGCCAGCTCTTGCGTATGACTGGCTGCAATGACCGAGAGCTTGGGATTGCGGCCTAAGAACCACGCGGGAAACTCCACGCTGGTGTAAGTGCTCTTTGCGCTGCCCGGAGGCATGCAAACCATCAAGCGCTCAATCTCGCCGCGCTCTACAGCCTCTAGGTGCTCAATCAGCAGCTTGTGATGATGAGCGGGGGCGTAGCCGGCTTGGCGGTACTCAATGCACGCCGGGAGACTGACCCGGGCTTTCCTGCGCGCCATCTCCTGGAGGAATTCCCGCTCCAATAAGGGCGCGGACAGCTTCAAGTCCAGCGGCAAGTTCGTCATCTGTTAGTCCATCCAGCGACGTGCGCTTTATCTCCACTTCCTTGGGCAGCAGTGAGGCAATGACCTTGAGGTATTGGTCTGGCTTCTCTGCGCGGACTGTTGCGATGACTTCAACGCCGTGGCTCTCAAAGTCTTCGGCAAGCGCCTTAACGAAGTCCTCGCCTAGCTTGTTGCGCGAGCCTTTGGGCCGCCCTGCTGGGTTTGCGACTTCGCCCTTCTTGAACGGAATGCCGCGCTGTTTCGGCGCATTTGTATTTGCAGACATACATGCCTTTCGGCTTCATGCCGCTGCCCGGCAAGTGGTGAGGGGAGCCCGGAGCAATCGGCCTTGCCGAAAAGGGTTAAGGCGGTTTGTGTGCCGATGCTCGCGGGCGAAAACGAAAAAGCCCGCCTGAATCGCTCCAGCGGGCCTTGTGTGATTTGGGCATGCTTGCGCCCACCTCGCTATTTAACACCAATCAGTTGAAGTGTGCAAGCGTTTAAGCGTAAAAACTTTTCGATCTATGGCGCGGCGGGCTTGGCTGCTTTCTGCCGTTTCTGCTTGAGCTTGTCTGCTAGCTCTTGAATCTTGGGCCAGTCGTCATCATGGGCGTACACCTCCCGGCGTTTAAGGCCCATCTCTGCGCGCTCTTGGCGCAGCTTCTCGACTCGTTCGCTTGCGGTCTTTGCGCTCATGGCTTATCCAAACTTTCGAAGGCGGTCGAAGCAGTCAGTTTTTTCTTTGCCTTCTTCCCGAAGCTTTTGTGCGACTGGG